GGTGCAGTGGCACTGACGATAGGACCTGCTGCATTGGTGTTTGTGAGATCATATCCACGAACATCATTGGTGACGTTCTGATAACCTTGCCATGATCCATTGTCTTGGATCATGATATCGCAGTCATCCACTGAGCTGTAATACCACAAGCGTCCATCAGCTGGACTTTGATATGGTGATGTGTCGCTTGAGGTGTATGTGAACAATGATGTGGTCACAAAGTTACTGAGTACCAATCTTCCAGCATTTTGATTAGATGCTCTTACTTTAGCGGTGCTGGTGCTAAATCCAGCAGTGGTCACAGGAGTTCCGGTAAGATTTTTTAGCTGAATGGTTCCGCCTTGGCTGTGTGTAAACACGATGTTGCCTGCAGAATTTACACTGGCACTCACATAAGGAACACCGGCTGCGCTTACAGCAGTTATGAAGTTGGCCACAGTTCCAGTGCCACCAATGGTCACAACACCAGTGTTGGTCACTGTCGCTCCTGCTTCGGTTGCCCATATTTGGAATGTATTTCCCACAACAAATGGTGTTCCAGTAGGAGTAGTTGTTCCTGTAACAATAGTGGCACCTAATGCAATTCGTTCAAAAATTTCAAATGCCATTACATCATTAGGGTCATAAGTCACTTTTTCTGCATCATATAGTGCATAGGTTGTACCAACAGGAATATTTTTTCCGCCGCCAGTTGGATCTAATCCATAGATCGCTGCGGTGTCGCCGGAATATGCCGGAACTGGTTGTGCTATCCATGTGCCTAATGTAGTGCTGTAGCTTTTGAAAGATAATGCAAGACCATTGTTTGCAGCACTGAGATTGTTCCACACTGAACCAGTTGGACGAGGTACGTCATCTGTGGTTCTCCAACGTGGTGCCTGATAGCTGTAGCCCGGAAAATACACAGGTGTGTAATAATCACCTTCGGTAATACCCAGCACTGTCAGCAATGCTGCACCAGAGTTTGGTCCAGGTTGTATTACCACATGCCCTTCACCAGCAGTGGATCCGTCACTGGTAGCATTAGAATTAGCATAGATATTTAATTGTCCGCTGACTGCTGCTGCTGTGACGCCAGTGATAGCTGCTGTGTTGATCACTGCGGCAAATCCAGCCACGGTGTTGGTAGCACCAACAGTGACCAAACTGCCATTGATATACATGTTATAGCCAACTGTTAGACTGGTCGGAGCATTGGTACCTGTGATTGTAGGGTATGATGTTTGCCAGGCTTGAGAACCCAGTGCCACCCATGTGTTGCTAGAGTTTTTGTAATAGCCTTCTATTTTTGGGGCTACAGCAGAAATAGCATAATCGCCAATGCTACCAATCGATTGTTGAGGAGCAAAGTTGTTCCCGCTGTAATTTACCACATCAGCGGTGCTGGTGATGATGATAGGAGTCATTACCTCAAAAGCATTTGTATCTGCATTCCATTCCTGGATGCCCCACACAGATGCAGAAGTATCTAACCAGTATGCTCCATTGCTAGGGGTGCCGGTAGGACGAGTCAAGCTGGCTGTGAGGTCGGTAAGGTTGATATCCACACGTTGGATATAAGCACGATTGGTCACGCCCAATGCACTGTATGCTGCCAACAGCCCGTACTCGTTGAGTTCGTAGCCGTTGATTGGAGTGCCGGTGGTAGTGTTGTAGAAGAACGGAACACCAAATGTGGCTGTAAGATCACGCTGACTGGTGATAAGGTAAGTTTTGTTAGCATTGGCTGCTGTGGTACCTGCTGCTACTGTGACGCCGTCACTGGACACTTTGTTCTGTGCTGTAGCGATTACAAAATAAGGTACGGTATTGACGGCAGAGGGAATGTATTGACTCTCGTCAATGACAGTTACTTGTACGCCGGGTGATGTTAAAGCCATGGTGGTTTCCTTTTCAAGTTACTGATATTTATGGGCAACACCAAAAAATACCATGATACAGTGCCCTTTGGCAAAGGTCCATGGCATAAATATCTCATGAGACCCATCTGTCAAGCCTGCGGACAACGACCTTGTGCTGTAAATTACATCCGTGAGGATGTCAAGCACTATAGAAAACGCTGTGAAACTTGTGCAAGGAAGAACCGCGGCATCCGTCCACGAGAGCCGCGCTGGAAATCAGCGGGCTATAAAAAGAAGATGAGCTGTGATCGCTGTGGATTCCGAGCCAGGTATGCCAGCCAGATCTTGGTGTATCACCAAGATGGTAATCTCAACAATGCAGCACTGAAAAATCTCAAATCAGTGTGCAAAAATTGTGTGGAGGAACTGCTTAGATCTGACTTGCCGTGGCGGGCTGGTGATCTTGAGCCGGACGTATAGTCAGCTGCTGTATCTGCTGATACAGATCATCCAAGGATCCATTGTTGTCTAGCACAGCATCAAACTTGGTACCCACCCAAGCAGTTTCGCTGGCATGTATCTTGAGTTTGTTCAACTGTGCTTTGCTAGTGGCCCATCGCATGTTTCCATTCTCTCCTCGGTTGAATGCCAATGCAGCATCGTACCAGTCAGGTTCAGGGCCACGAACCACACGCACTACCGTACCGTTGGCTCGTTTGATCGCAGCAATTTCATTAGGGAATCTACAATCTGAAATCACCACATCATCTTGGCTGTGGCGCAGTTTGTTTTCCAAGCTGGCAATCCAGATATCGTCGTGAAATCCATGTCTGCACACTTCTGTACCCCAATGTTGTAGCACCCATCTGGGTGTGAGCTCGGGCATGTTTAGTCTATCTGCCCACCAAGGATCCAATTGCTCGCGCCATTCACGAGCTTGTTTTGTGCGGCCTTCTAGCATGGTTCTGTCCCAGCCAAATACCTGTGCTACACAATCTTTAAGGCTGTTGGCAAAACTTTCTCGGCGAAATTCGTGGAAGTTGGTGAGATAGTCTGCCACTGTGTCTTTGCCGGATCCAATGAATCCACATATACCAATGATCATTTGAGCTCTCTGATGTTTAGATGTTTTAATGTTGCCTGCAACATGTCAATCTGCCTGCGACAATCTTCCAGCGCATGGTGACTGGTAGGAGGGCGGGGCAGATCGGGCCACAAACTATATATGGTTCTAGCATCACGCACCACGTAAAATTGCCAGGGCAGAGGCTTGCCGTAGCTTTTGTAGGCATGCTCAATGATGTTCATGTCGTAAGTGGGACCGTTGGCCCAGATCAACTTGCTTTGCCAGATAAACTTGCTCAGCTCGTCCAAGGCCTGATCCAAGGGTATGCGACCTTGTTCGCCAAACGCTTCTTCTTTGGCCTGCTCAGGTTGGGTGGCCCACCAGTCAATGGTACCTTGCTGGATGCTGCGATTGGCCTGGCTTTCAAGATCTATCCTGGCATAGTAATGCCGTTCGTGATAGCCCGAACCCAGTGGGTCAAAACTCTGGGCTGCAATGGTCAAGATAGTGGTATCCGGCCCAGTACCCAGTCCTTCGATGTCAATCATTAAATCTGCCATAGCACATTGTAACACATGCCAGCAGCAACAACAACTCAACTGGTTATGTTGAATCCCGCTTGTGTTTCAAACCATTCAGCCATGCCAAAACTAGTAGGATGGAATTGATCAATCTGCAACATGTTGCGTTCGGCACAGTATTCATATGGTGCCACAGGCACAGTGAATTTGTTCCAATCTACCATGCTGTGCAAGCTGGATGTGGTATCTATTTTGCCTAGGCAATGTTCCAATGCTAGCCAGCGTGGCCAACGATCTGTTCCTATGTTGCGACGATAGGTGTTGGTCACTTTGTCCACTACCTCATCGTAGCTTTGATGTATGTCATAGATAAAACACATGGTGTAATCGACGTTGCGAGAATTCAACAGTTCTTGTGTTTCTAAGATGGCTGCCAGGGTAGAATCTGTGGCAGATCTTGGTGTCTGATGCAGGTACTGCTCGCGTAATTGAGACTTTACTAGACTTGGACAGTTGTCATCTGACTGCCAACTGCTGCCCAGGCCACCGGATAGATACCATGCCCAATCTTCCAAAACTGACACGTATGGATACGTGTCCGGCAATTTTTCATGCACGGTTCGTTCGATTGGAATGTCTATGCGGTTTATTCCGGACCACATGACTACCACATGATCATACTTGCTCCTGGACAGTTGGTGTCGTAGTCGGGCTGCAATGGCTCTGTTGCCGGCGGCAGCATCTCCAAAAAAATGAAATCGATCTAGATTTACCACAGGTGCCGGATGAGAATATCCTGCTGCGATCCCGGCAAAACTGCAACCTACTATCAGAATTGGATTCATGATCAACCAATCACAAAGGTGATGGGCTGCGCTCCGTCGATATACCTGCGAAGATCTTCGAGCAATAGATCAATCTGTGTTTGAGCTTCAGCTTTCATGGCAGTGCCGTTTAAGGTGCCGCCGCCTTGTGGGCCAGCGATAGTGCCAAATTTCTCACGTGCTTCGCCGATGATCATCTTGCAACCAGCTACCATGTAATCACGTATCCATTGCTGTATCTGGTAGTCACTCAACAGATTGATTTCAGGTTTGAGCTGATAACACCATATCAACACATTCTCTCCGGTGTTCTTTGGATCACGGATCAGTTGCAGTTTTTTATTCACTGGATTCCAGGTGTAGTTCATGAACCCACCAAACATCTTGGCCGCCAGTTCCACATATTGGCTGTAGAAATCGTACGTGGCCAGGCCGCCTGCCACGTTGAAATTCATCAGATACACATTGATCGACGCCTGTGCGAAAGGATCAAAATTTGATGCAAACGGCCCGGTGGCATCGCCAAATGTGCGACGGAATATCTGTCTCACACTTTGCACTTCTTGCGGCAGTGTGTAGATGTTGAGATCTCGGATCAACTCCATGAAGATGTAGGCTTCTTCATATGCAGCATTGGACCGCTGTCTGAAAACACCTATGGCTCGCTGGTATGCTGCTTCATAGTGTTCAGGATCCAACTCAAGATCGATTATCTGTCCGCCTAGTGTTAGGCGAGTGTAATCAATCAGAGCTTGCTTGAGTTGTGGTAGTGTGTTGTCAGACATAAAGGGGAACTACGTTCCACTTTATTTACCAGCTATTCTAATCCAGTTGTGCTGATTTTTTTATTGCAAATATCTTTTTTTGAGTTTTATGTTCTGGACAAA